TTAATACAACCTGCTGTTTTTGTTATAGCTTTTAATACCGAGCTGACCAAGAACGACTCTACAGTAACAAGATTACCAGCCAAAGCGCCCGTAGCAAGAACAACAGTAGTTCCGTTAGTAGCAGTGTAATCAGCAGAGCCTAAAAGCACACCATTCAAATAGACGTTAATAAAGCCTACGGTGTAGCTAGGAGGTGTGAATGTAGTCTGCGATGCAGTAGCTGTGAACTCCGTTACGGTTCTGTAGGCTGTGGTAGTTACGCCAGAAGCAGGTACGCCAAGATAACGGCATGAGATATTGCCTGTACCAGAGGGTGGGGCTGCCGAGAAAGTAATTGTGTTACCAACAACACCATAAGTAGATGGGTCTTGCAGTACACCAGAAACCGCAACTAAAACGTTAGTAACCCCAGCAGGAGCCACCGACATTGTAAAAGCCGTAGTAGTGCCGTCACCGTTAAATTGGTCGACTACAAAAGCCGATTGGTATATGGGGTTTCCGATGTATGGCATTTATTTTCCTAGCGCCAGCGCTTCTTCTTCAGTTAGCCCAAGAGCCATTAGCTTGTTTAGTGCTGATTGGCGAGCATTGATCTGTGCTTGTTTAGCTGCTTCTGCTTCGGCTTGCATTTCAATAACCTTGGCTTCTGCTGCTGCTAAATCATACTCAACAATATTTTTGTCTTTATCATATGCTACATCGCCACTAATGGTTATAACAGATGGATTTAGATCATAAATAGCTTCGTGAATGTGTATCATGCCGCAATCTCCATTAAAGTAATTCCTGATGGGCAGCTTGTTAATTGTGCAAAAACTGTAGCAGCACCAGAAGACGAATATAAAGCTATAGTTGTTTTATAAGTTGTAGATGATGTAGTTGCTGGAGAGTCTAAATAAGAAGTGCTCCAATATAAATCTTGCGCTCCAGTTGAATCAGATAAACAAACTCTTTGTGCAGTTATTAATGTTGTAGCGCCTCTTAACATTTTAACAATTGCCCCAGAGGAGTTGTTTGCTGCATTTGGATTAGCAAATATTTTTTGAGATATTAAAACTAATATTTTGCTTGTTGAATACAAAGGAGTAATTGTTGCGGTTAAACCCGTATCTACATCCGAAGTTGTATTGGCACTTGTTTCTACTGCATAAGCAGCATTAACCACTTGCAACACAGAACCAGTAGGTAATGCGGCTTTAGGCAATGCCGTAGCGTTAGTCAAAACCAAAGCAGACGGAGTACCCAAATTAGGTGTCGTTAAGACTGGGCTTGTCAGCGTCAGTGGAGCATCTAAACCTTTTTGACTTACGGTGCTTATTGGCATTATTTAGCCTCCAGTGCCTTTAATTCGTCAAGCGTAGTTGCTTGGTCTGCTAGTTGTGTAATGTCACGAAGGCGTTGTTTCTCAGCTACGATTGCTGTAGTATCCGCACCAGACTCTAAGGCACGTTGAAATGCTACGTCTTGTGCTTGCAATAAAGGTGTACGCTCTGCTCTTAGGCGGTCTTTAGTAATCGCTTTGGCTTTGTCAAAATTAATCGTAATCATTCTTGATACTCCCATGCATTACGGAAAGTGCGGTCTGTAGGAATATCAGCAACATCCACAATCTTGTATGGTTTGCCTTGTGGTACATCTTTAGCAGCTAGTTCTTCAATAGTATGGTCTGCAAGGTATTCTTCTGTCGGTATCAAAATAGATACGCCACCATTGTTATTAGGGTAAATAATTCGTTGGTTCATCATTAGTCCTTTTAACGGAATATAGCTACATTCATTTGCGGAATATCTCGTTGAGTTAGTGACCAAGTTCCTGACGAAGCATTTGTATAGTAGCCACCAATAGCGAATGATCCAGTATTTTTTGTTTGACCATATGCTGCGTTAATTACATAATATGACGCTTCATAAGCATATATTGCTGTGCAATAATTTGTATCAGGCATTGAAGTAGTAAAGTTAACTGTGTATTCAGCGGTTCCATTATCCGTAATAGAACTTACATTACCGCTACCACGAATAGCTACAGTACCAGTACCATCAAAGTTTACCCATGCACGACAGCCGTAAGCAGTAGCGACTGAGCCGTATCCTGAGTTGAATGCAAAGTTACCGCCGCTGGCGATACTGGCTTGGTCTACTGCGTCAACGCTAAATACAATCCTAGAACCTGGCCTTAAATTATCTTGGTCAGAAGCAATCCATAATGAATTTTCTCCGTTTGAATAAACACCGAACAAACCTGCTTGCTCGTTGTTGGATGTGATAAGCGAATATGCAGCATAGTTGGATGCGCTACCACCGCCTTTTAATTGCATTAATGGTTGATATGCAGTACCAACAGATGCTGTATATCCAACTACTACTCTACCACTAGAATCAATACGCATACGCTCTGTAGAATCAGTAGAAAAACCTAATGGTTTTGCACCAGTTCCATAAACTATATTAATTCCGCTTCCACCAAGTAAAGATAAGCTACCAGCAGTTGCGGCATCTGAACGATTTACTTGAATAGTTGCTATTGAACCAGTTCTTTCTACGGCTAATCCACTTCCTGTTGCAAATGTAGGACTAGTAGTACCAATACCCACGTTGCCTGTAGCCGCAACAGTCATTAAAGCTGTTCTAGCAGTAGTACCGCCGTTATATAGTGCTATTCCTTCTGCTGAGCCTACAGTAATCCGACCTAAACCTGTAACGTAATCCAGAATTACGCCGTCAACAAACGAGTTACCAAAGTCACCCTCGGCTAAGTAACCGCCAGTAGCTCTGATGTCACCAATAACGGTTGGGTCTTGGGAGATGGCTTGATAAGTCGTAATTAAACTTGTGTACTCAACCCAGATGTTGTTTGTGCCAGATAGCGGAGCGCTGGAGAATGTAATTGCATTACCAGCTATGGTAAAACTTGAGCTTGGGTTCTGGATTACGTTATCAATAGCAACAATCACTTGTGCTACGGAAGCAATAGGGCGTGATAGAGTAAACGTTACAGTAACGCCATTACCATTGAAATAATCAATAGCGGGTGTAAAGCCTTGGTTCTCAACAGTATTTCCGATGTATGCCATGTTAGGTCGCAGTCAAAGCAGATACCCAGCAGTCACAAGAAGTGGCTGTGCTAGAAACAACACTTAATGAATCACTAGTCTTTAGCACAACACGGTTGCCTTGAATTACTTCAAGAGAACCACCAACAGGAACAGTAGCTTGGTAAACGAGGTAGTAGTTAATAGAAGATCTTGTTATGTAGGCATTAACAGTAATTGGGCTTGCACCTGTGTTTGACAAAATAAGGCTTGATACCGCAACAGTACCAGAAGCAATGCTTGATATAACAGTTGAGCTAGACGTACTGACGTCTTTTACTGCATAGGAATTATTTGAATAAGTTGGCATATTAACCCATCATAAAGGATAAAAAGTACGCATCGTCCGCCGTTGCTGCCGTGTTTGCTGCCCAACTTGGCGCTGTACCGGTTGAAGTAAGGATGTAGCCATTAGCACCAATTGGTAGTTTATCAAGCGATGTTGTGGTATTTGCAAACAACATTTCGCCCACTGCATAACTAGTAATCCCAGTACCGCCGTAAACAGCACCAATTGTAGTGGCGTTCCAAGTTCCTGAAGCAATAGTCCCAAGCGGGGACACGTTATCAGACGCATCAAGGTTTACCGACTTTTCAGCGGGGTAAGTAATAAATACGTTCTGTGTGCCAGAACTAAAGTTAACGATAGAACCACCACCGCTAGACTCTAAAATAGTATTACGAGCTAATTGGTTTGGCGAAGTAAACGTACCAATACCAACTTCCCAGTTAGCGCCACCTAGATCAGCAATGGCGTAATAAGTCGTATTCCCGCTAGTTAAAGCAGTATTAAACGACTGATACCCAAGCGAAGCACCAAGAAGAGTGACTGTCCCCGTGCCGGGTGCACTGGCAGTTTCTAGTACTCTGTCTTTTAACTGGAGAGGCATTTAACCCCCTTAGCCAGCAGCGCTGAGTGTATACGTTACGTTGATTGTGTCACCAGAAGTTACAGTCTTAGAACCAGCCGTAAATGCACCGATACTAAACAAAGTGCCTGTGGTGTTATCAATCGCTGTAGACCCACCCACGTTAATGAACGCACCGTAAACCGTACCAGAGCCAGTCATGCTAAACACCACCGCAGCTGAAGTAGCTAGAACAGACGGGTTAGCAGTTGTAGCCGCTGAGAAACTTGGGGTTTTACGAGTTCCAGAGTAGGTAGGAGCATTAGCACCACCAACTTCTAACCAACCAGCGTGGCTAGCTTGAGTATCAGCATAAGCAGGGGTAAAAGAACCGCCACTCTCACCGCCTAGACCCATAACGATGGCACCGCCACCTGTATTACCAAAGTAAGAATCCATTAAATTCTTACGACCTACGTTGGTAGTCAGGTTTTCAATAGTGTCAGACCATTTTTCAACGCCATCAGCGCCATAACAAGTAGCCACATACACGCCTTCTAACCCAACAGTCTCAGCAGAACCACCGCCATAAGAAGCACTAGCTCCAAAGCTGTCGCCTAATTTTGTTATTTCAGAACTCATAAATACTCCTTAAGTCAATCTAATAATGGCGTTTGCTGCATCCGCCGTTGGGAAAGTTACAGTAAACGTATTTGTAGCCGTTTTATCTGATCCAAAATCTAGTACCGCAACCGCTGCATTTGTAGTGCTATTGTAGATCAAGGCCCCTCTAGCAGTAAAGCTCGCTGGGCTCCAAGTAGTGTTTTGAAATGATATGTACGCTACCTGCTCATCAGTGGCTGGAACGATTCGAGTCAGCGTATTACCCCCTGGTGTATAGCCTGTGCCTGATATTTCATTGGTTGTCGTATAAACCAACGTTGTGTAGTCTAGGTTTGCAAAAGAGGTATAAAGCGCAATCTTATATGTATACGGTGTACCAGCAGCAAAGTTCTCTAAACCGCTTAAGCAGTTCTTTTTGAAAACGGTACATAAACCCTGTGATATTGGCATTATGGGTTAACCTTAATCTTAGCTTGCCCATCACGGTAAGAATCGCCACGCTCAAGGCCAGTACCTAGACGGTTAAGCTGCTGCAATGCGTCTTGGAACTGTTTCTCATAGTAGGCAACCATGTCTTGCTCGCCCTTTTGGAAAATAACAGCTTCCCGCATTGCACCATAAAGTAAGCATGGGTCATAGTTATCACCAACCCAGCTTGTGCCAAGGGTGTTATCAACCGCAGTAATAGTGAACTGAAAGCCTGATCCTGTACCGCCAAGGTTTGCTGTAGCGGCAGAAACTACGTCACCAACCACGTAAAAGTTACCTAGGTTGTTAAAGCGAACGTTTGTAACTACGTTGCCAGCCACCGTAATGTTAGCCGTAGCACCCGACCCAGAACCACCCGTAATAGGCACGTTACTGTACAAGTTGTTGATATAGCCAGACCCTGGCGTAATCGTGCCAGAGCTTACAGCTCCTTGCACAATAGATATAGGGTAGTAAAAATAGTGTAGTTCTACGTTATAACTACTATCTGGTGTTGGTCCAAGAATAAAAGACAATTCGTTCGTAAGTGTGTATTGAGAGCCAAACAATGCGTAGTACTTAGGCTCCCCCGTATCGGTTGGCTGTGGGTACGCTTGCCGAATGAAGTTAACATCTTTGTTAAGCAAGTATTCATAACTACCGTCCGCCTTAATTACCGCCATTGAAAACGTAGATAAGTAGTCAAGCGGTGCAGAAAGATACTTGTTGTTGGCTGTTAATGTACCTGTTACGTTCTTACGCAGTGGGGGTAACTGAACGGTGTTGTAAATGCGTTGTTCAGCTTGCCGAACAAACGTAGATATGTTGTCTACAAACAGTTGTTCAGTAGTTTCAACATAATCTTGTATTGCTTGGTAAAGTTGAACATAGTTCATTAAAGTCTACCTTTAAGCCATTGGCCCACGAGCAATACGACCTTTAGTAGCAGCGCCATTACCACGTGTTTCAATACCAGAAGTTTTGGTAGGTTTGTCGTTACCTTTGTTGATCTTGCCAACAGAGATGTTCATCTCATCCATAACCTTAGCGCCGGTTGTATCTTTAATAGCCCCAGCAACAGTTACTTTCTTACCTTCCATGGTGTGTGGCTCAGCATACACAGACGCTGGACCTACTTCTTTACCGTCACGTTTCATTGAGTATTTAGGCATGATTAACGCCCTCTTCCTGCGCTTTTGCGCATCATTCCTTGGTTAGCTATTTTAGCCATATTGCGACCCATTTTTAGCATTTGCTCGTTAGTTTTACCGCCCGCACCACCTTTGCCACCCTTTTGGATGCCAACGCTTGGGCCTGTATCACCTAGGTTTGTACCCTTGGTTTTACCTTTTTTAGTTACACCGTCTGCGCCTTTTTTAAACATGTCTTTCTCCTATGTTGTCGTTACCGTTACATTACCCACTTGCCCTTGTGAAAGCAAGTAATTTGGCGTTAATGGGGTATCAAAACCGCTTGCTCCGCCCACGGGTGCCCAGCCCCACTGAAACACTCTGCTACCGCCTGTAGGGTCTCCAAACCCGGTAAGCGTTGAACCTGCATTTTGATTTAACTGCAAGCCCGTATATCCACCCTGATAGTACGTATTATCCGGTCTTGGGTTCCGTAATGCTTGCGGATCTTCAACGGGATACATACCAAGTTGTAGTTGTGGATGATCAGGATCCCAGCATGCCTTACATACGTATAGCTGATATGGCTTGGTCTTGATAATCTCAATGCGTAGCTCTTTTAACTGAAACCTAAAGTTACAGCGGTCGCATTGCGATATAGCCCGTTTACCAGATGCAAAGGTGTTTGGCATGGTTAGCTCTAGGTAATGTACATACGGCGTGGCACAAAGCGGTCAGGCGACTTATCTCTGTCTTCTGTAGCCGCAAGCTCCCAAGCCTCGTCATACTGCTGTTTTAGGACCGGCAGACGTATGTCCGCACCCGGAATCTTCAACGCCATGTAATAAGCCAGACCGGCAATCAAACAGGGCAAAAAACGAAACGGGATGTCCATTGTATTAACGCCGTTGCCTGCGTCATGAATACGGCGCAGTCGCCAATAAACAAACGTGTAATACGGGTCTTGAGACGTTCCTTGGTCTGGGGTAGGCCAGATAACAATCTGGGGAGCATTAACGCCTGCTGGTGGGGTAGAACTACTTGTACCTGCGTAAGTTTCTCCAGACTGCCGGTTTACCCATACTTGAATAGGGCGAGCTTGCTGCAACTTGTTGGGGATTGTTGCGTATGTAGATACTGAGATGCGTGAGATTGTTAGGTCTGCTTGAGTGTTCTGCACCCCAGGGTTTGTACGAATAACATGCTCAATCAAATCTACAGTATCAAGTGGTAAGTCATAAACACTTGTACCTTGAACTAACGGAATCTGCCCCTGCTCAATCGTCCATAAGTTAATGCCTCGGTTTGCCCAATCGGCAAACAACAGATTCAAAGAACGACGTGCTGTACGCAAATCATAGCCAGAACGAAGCTCTGAGCCACAGCGCTCAAATGCTTCTTCTACCATCTCCGAGAGATCAAGATTAAATGTTGCATTGGCGACTACGGTCATCTTTTAGCTAACCTTTCTGTACGGTTTTACTTTTGCTTTTATTCCTTTGGGCTGGGGCACGAACTGTTTTCCCTGTGCTTTTCCGGCTCGCTTGGCTCTTGTTGTGGCTGCGTACTCGGCTGGGCTTAGCGCCTGTATTGCTCTTTTTGGCAAGTACCGCTCCCCCGTCTCGGACGATTTCTTCCCTGACTTGGTCTGCCAGTCTTGGTCGCCCCAAGCCTTTAAAGATTGCTGTGATTTTGCTAAGCCACCCCCAGCCATTTTCTTTTTGCTGGCGCAATGAGCCTTCTCCGAGAACCCCTTTGGGCTGTCGCAGTTGATCGACTTTTTGCGTTTGTCTGACCATTTCACTTGTAGCCTCCGCCTGCTGCTTTGTAGCGTTTAGCCATGAGCTGTGCTTTGCGGGCTGACCATTGACCAGCACCAGTGCCTTGCACCGCAGCGGCTTTGATACTGTTAAAGATCCGTTTACGTAACTCAGGCTTGGTATAGTTACCTGCCTCGTTGACCTTAGACTGACCACCTTCTTTAAACGTATCAGCCGCAGTTAACGATCCGGGCTTCTGTAGTAATTTTTTAGCTATAGCGGAAGCTGTACCACCTTTAGTGGTAGTAACGCTTTTACCAACCTTACCAACTTTACCGCCCTTGGCGTACATTTCCACATCGTTAGGGTTGTCCTTACGATGAATAACTTTCTTGCCCGGCATCTTAGAGGGGTTTATATTGCCCATGCCTCGACTAGCTCTCATACCATGCGTCCTTTAGTCTTGCCCCGTACAGCACAACCGTCAGCACGGGATGAGGCTGAAGACACTTTGCCGCCTGACTTGTAATTTTTAGTGATATCACGGTTTGATTTAGGCATTGCACCGCCACCACCGCTTGCTTTTTCTGTTTTACGCGCCGCACGTTCTGTACGTTCTGTTTCGATTTTAGCAACTGCTTCGGTTAGCTTAGGCATGCCTTCTGGTAACGGAGCAAGATTTAATTTACCAGCTTTTTCAAATGTGTTTTTTATAGGATCAAAACCAGCCTTACTCAAAGAATTAAACGTACCTTCTTTTACTGGCTGAAAGTTTTTATTTTTAGCGTGCTCTAAATATTCTTCGTAGGTAGCCATAATTACACCATCCGTCCTTTAGTTTTACCTTTGATAGCGCACCCGTCTGCACGAGATGATGCACTAACCTTACCCCCAGCTTTAAAGTCATAGGGCTTTTTACCAGTCTTAGGGATACCAGCAGCACCGCCACCCCCTTTAGACCGCTCAAAGATCTCTTTAATATTAGCCATCTCTGTCTGCTGTATCAACTTACTTCTTTGCTGGCGCTTATCTTTGAACTCTTCGTTCTCAGCGGCTTTAGCTTTCTGGTCTTTCTCTGGCGGATTATATTTCTCGTGAACTTCTTTATACCCCGGATCTGCTCGCTTGCCTTTTTGCAATTGCTCAGGGGTACTGCCAAAGCCCAAATCTAATTGGGCGGCAGGAGAAATAGGGTTAACACGAGAACTTGGCATTTAGCAACTTCCGCCGCCCG